GGACAATATCCTCCATACAATATCGTCAAAATATCAAATGTTAAATGGCGTATTGAATTAGCACTTGCTGGATGGGCACCAGAAGATGTCGAAGTAACTACTGAGTCAAATATACTCTTAGTAAAATCTGTTGGACCTAAGAATGATGGTGAAGAAGAATATGTGCATCGTGGATTGTCTTCACGCACATTTGCTAGGGGATTCAACCTGAGTGATGATGTCGAAGTCGGCACAGTCAGTTTTAATAACGGACTTCTTGTGGTAGAATTACGAAGAATCATTCCTGATCATCAGAAACGAAAGGTGTATGAAATCCAAAGTTCTCAACTACCTGAAAGTGATAGTGTGCCATCCAGCGGCACACTATAATCTGATAACGATTGGGGTATTGATTCTGATTGGGGCACTGCATAATCATGCTCATTACACAATGAATATGGATCCAGATGCTTATGTGAGACAGTGGTGTAGATCATCAGCAGAAAATAAAAAGACCTGTATCCGTTATGGTGGAAACATGGACTACTAAACCACCTATATAATACACAACCAAAGAGACCTTACGGGGTCTCTTTTTGTTTGAGGTAAATCATGAACATGTATGTTAACCTGTGTCCTGTATACGCAGACAAGAGTGAGACACTCACTCTCGATCTATCCCCCGAGGATATGGATCACTTTATGCAGTATGTCCACGTCCTAGCAGACACTAAAAACATTACTGCTAGACGCGCCTTTACCGATATGGTAAAGTACACTTATGAACAATTGATGGAGAAAGACTATGAGCGTAAGAATCGTAAGAATGCAAAACGGCGAGGACGTAATCGCTGATGTGTATGAGATGCGTGACAGCAAGGAAGGTCCACCACTAGCATATAAGTTGGAGAGACCTTACACTGTGGTCATTCAAGAGAAGCATAATCTTTTTGAAGAACCATCCTTACAGGAGTCTCCAAAAACTTTGGATACTATTGATATGGAGTTCACTGCATATGTACCGTTCTCTAAGAGTTCGCATATCTTTATTCCTATTCCATCTGTAACTTTTATTTACAACCCTATCGATCAACTGATCGAAAAATATAACGAACTTACTTCCTCCGATGCTGAAATTACTGTTGTTGAAGAACGATCCGAGCACGTACCTGATGGGGACGCTGACGGAACTGGACGAGGAACCGAGTCTACTACTTGAAGGTTGCTATCGAGTAGCGCCTGATGGCACTCTCAGTGAGTATCCTCTGCATACAGACCAACGAGATGTCTTCTTGACATTAGACCTGATCTTTACTATACTAGATCCGTCTGCCGCTCTGGTGGATAAGTATAAATCGATGGTTAGTTGATGCAGTTTTACACGGACGTGATCCTCCTCGGTGATGTTATCCTGTATCGGGGATACAACAACGGCGAACCCGTTGAGTACCGAGAGAAGTGCCGTCCTACCCTATACTTTGTTCCTAACAATCAAACCAAAGAGTCTAAGTATAAGACTCTCGATGGTAGGTATGCTCACGCTAAGCACTTTGATGGTGCTAGGGATGCTCGAAAGTTTATCGAGAAGTATACTGACGTTGATGGGTTAGAAGTGCATGGGTATGACAGGTTCGTGTATCAATTCATTGCTAACAAGTTCCCTGATGAGATTCGTTTCGACATGAATGCGATGAAGATCTATACGATTGACATCGAAGTTGGTTGTGACAATGGATTCCCCTCAGTAGAGGCGTGTCAAGAAGAGATACTTTGTATTACTATGAAGAATCTTGCTACCAAGGAGGTGATAACTTGGGGTACGAGGGAATTTACACCGAAGGACACAGAGTATCGTGTCTTTTGGAAGGAAGTAGAGATGTTGGAGGACTTTCATGCTTGGTGGTCCAAAAACACTCCTGATATTATCACTGGTTGGAACTGCAATCTGTATGATATTCCTTACATCTGTCGTCGATTTGAACGGGTGCTAGGGGAGACTTGGAAGAAAGGTCTCTCCCCCTGGAACCGTGTGATGGAACGTGAGATTACTATGATGGGTCGCACTCAGATTGCTTATGACATTAGTGGTGTGACAATTCTAGATTACCTAGATCTGTACAAGAAGTTTACTTATTCTGCACAGGAGTCTTATCGTCTAGATCATATTGCAAATGTAGAACTGGGTCAAGCAAAAATTGATCACAGTGAATACCAGAACTTCAAAGAGTTCTATACAAAAGACTGGCAAAAGTTTGTTGAGTATAACATCGTTGACGTGGAACTCGTTGACCGTCTAGAAGACAAGATGAAACTCATCGAACTGGCATTGACTCTTGCGTATGACGCTAAGGTTAACCTCAGTGATGTATATTCTCAGGTCAGGATGTGGGATACTCTCATCTATAATGACTTGAAGAAGCGCAACATTGTTGTTCCACCTAAGATCACTACACAAAAGAATGATCAGTATGCTGGTGCCTATGTCAAAGAACCTATACCTGGTGCTTACGACTGGGTGGTGTCCTTTGACCTCAACTCTCTGTACCCTCACCTTATCATGCAGTACAACATCTCACCAGAAACTCTGGTTGAGAGGCGTCACCCATCGGTGTCTGTTGATAAACTGCTGAACAAAGAGGTTGAGATCAATGGAGAGTATGCTGTGTGTGCTAACGGTGCTCAGTACCGTAAAGACATACATGGTTTCCTACCTGAAATGATGCAAAGGATCTATGATGAACGGACCATATACAAGAAGAGAATGCTTCACGCTAAGCAGGCTCTTGAAAATGCCACCACACCTAAGGAAACCTTGGCATTACAAAAAGATATCGCAAGATATACTAATATCCAAATGGCCAGAAAGATCCAACTCAACTCCGCCTATGGTGCCATTGGAAACCAATACTTCCGATACTTCAATCTGGCAAATGCTGAGGCGATTACTCTCTCAGGGCAAGTCTCGATTCGATGGATCGAATCCGATGTCAACGGATACCTAAATAAAATATTGCAAACCGAGGGGGAGGATTATGTCATTGCATCTGACACTGACTCAATCTATCTTAATCTTGGACCTCTTGTTACTAAATTTCTTGGTAGTAAGTCTGACGATAAAGCAGCAACTGTTTCCTTACTTGATAAGATCTGTCAGGAGAAACTCGAACCTTTTATTGAACAGTCGTATCAAAACTTGGCAACGTATGTTTCTGCGTATGATCAGAAGATGGTCATGAAGCGAGAGAACATCGCTGACCGTGGTATATGGACTGCTAAGAAGCGATATCTACTCAATGTGTGGGACAGTGAGGGTGTGAGGTATGAGAAACCTAAGTTAAAGATTATGGGTATCGAAGCAGTTAAGTCTTCTACACCTGCACCATGCCGTACTGCAATTAAAGAAGCACTTACTGTTGTTATGAACGGTACAGAAACAGATATCCAGAAGTATATTGCACAGTTCCGCCGTAAATTTGAGAGTCTTCCTTTGGAAGATATTGCATTCCCTCGTGGATGTAATAACATAAGTAAATTCTCTTCACCTAGGAACATCTATGGTTCTGGATGTCCTATGCATGTGAGAGGTTCCTTGCTTTATAATCACTACTGCAAGAAACTAAATCTCACTCACAAATATCCCCTGATTCAAGAGGGGGAAAAGATCAAGTACATCTATCTACGAAAACCAAACAGGATTGGTGAGAATGTTATCTCATTCTTCCAGACTCTACCCAAAGAGTTTAAGGTTCATGCTTCGATAGATTATGATGAGCAATTTGAAAAGTCCTTCTTACGTCCAGTCCGTGTTATACTGACGACGGTAGGATGGTCCACAGAACAACGTAACACTTTGGAGTTTTTATTCGGATGAGTTTTCTTAATGATGTAGTAAAGGAGATCGGCAATGAGTATGCTGGTATTGTTAACGAAGGGGTTGCTGCTGGCGATGTTGCATCTTTCGTTGATACTGGTTGCTATCTATTTAACGCCGTTGTTAGTGGATCTCTTTTTGGTGGTGTTCCTTCCAATAAAATTACGGCTATTGCTGGTGAATCGAGCACGGGAAAGACTTATTTTACTCTCGCTATCGTTCGTAATTTCCTTGATTCTAATCCAGATGCTGGATGCATATATTTTGAGTCCGAGTCTGCTATCTCTCGTGACATGATCGAGAGTCGTGGTATCGATTCAAAACGTATGATGATTGTTCCTGTCGTTACAGTGCAAGAGTTTCGTACACAAGCAATTAAGATTGTTGATAAGTATCTAGAACAGAAACCTGAGGATCGTAAACCTCTGATGTTCTGTCTAGACTCACTTGGTATGCTATCAACCACTAAGGAAGTTACAGATGCTGAGGCAGGTTCTGAGACTCGTGACATGACTCGATCTCAGATCGTCAAGTCCATCTTCCGTGTGCTCACTCTGAAACTTGGTAAGGCAAATGTGCCTATGATCGTTACCAATCACACCTATGATGTCATCGGTGCCTATGTGCCAATGAAGGAAATGGGCGGTGGTAGTGGGTTAAAGTACGCTGCATCGACTATTATATTCTTGTCCAAGTCTAAGGAGAAGGATGGTAAGGAGGTGATTGGTAACATCATCAAATGCGAAACTAAGAAGTCCCGATTCACTAAGGAGAATGCTAAAATTGAGACACGCCTATTTTATGACGAGCGTGGACTTGACAAGTATTATGGACTACTGGAACTGGGTGAGAAGCACGGAGTCTTTGAACGTGTGGGTAACCGTTATAAGATGGGGGACGTTTCTCTTTATTCTAAACAGATCCTCAAAGATCCTGAGAAGTATTTCACACCAGAAGTAATGCAAGCACTAGATGAAGTCGCACAAAAGGAGTTTAGTTATGGAGCATGACCATTACATCAGAACATATGATAATGTTCTTGATGCTAATCTAATCAAGAACATTATGGAGTCTTCCCGAGATGTTGAGTGGGAATACTGGGACCGTAGTGGTCGTCCACAGTTCCATCAGTTCAATGTAACTGACTATGCTC